GCAAGGGCAGGGTGCGCGTTGAGGCAGCACGCATCGCCACGGGTGGGCGGCCTGCGCGGTTGTGGAGGGTTGCAGCATGAGGCTCACCATCAACAGCGAGACAACGCTACAGGCAGCCATCGGCGAGGAGTGGCGCGACATCCCCGGGCTTGAGGGCGCGTATCAAGCGTCGTCACTTGGCCGCATCCGCTCCATGACTCGGCGCGGGCGTACCTGCTACGGCGCCACGCGGATGCTACAGGGGCATGTGCTAACCACCTCTGGCGGAAAGCGAGGCTACGTGCGTGTGCCGCCGAACATTGCTGATACGCAGTTCGTTCACCGCCTTGTCGCAATGGCGTTCATCCCAAACCCCAAAAGACTCCCTGTCGTCAACCACAAGGACGGCAATAAGGCCAACAACAGGCCAGAGAACCTGGAGTGGTGCACGCAGGGAGAGAACGTCAGGCACGCATTCTCCACTGGCCTGGCGACCAAGCAGCGCCCGGGCAAAGGCGGCCTATCCCCTGCAGCAAAGCTGACAGAGGCGCAGGTCATCGAAATCAAGAAGCGGATAGCAACCGGCCATCGGTCGATTGACTTGGCGGCGGAGTACGGCGTCGCAAAAGGGACCATTGGCGAAATTAAGGCCGGCCGGTCATGGGGGCACGTCCAATGCGACTGACTGTCAACAGCCAAGAATCGCTATCACGGGCGATTGGAGAGATCCGGGAGATATGGCGCGCTCGGAAGTACATCCAGGTGAACATCATCGAAGGCAAGAGTCGTTCCATCTCCCAAAACTCCATCAGTCATGCCTGGTACGAACAGGTAGCCCGCGAGCTGCGCGAGGACGATGCCCGAGGCGTGAAGCGTTACTGCAAGCTGCACTTCGGCGTGCCGCTGCTCCGTGCTGAGGATGACGAGTTCCGCGAGGCCTACGACGGATCGATCCTACGCACGCTGAGCTACGAGCAGAAGTTGCTGGCGATGGATGTGCTTCCGGTAACTTCGCGCATGACCACCGCGCAACTGTCCCGGTACATGGAGGACGTGCAGAAACACTATCGCGGTCGCGTCGCGCTTGAGTTCCCCGTGGAACATGCGAGGGCCGCATGAAGCGCTCACCCATGCCCCCGCGAAAGACCCGCCTCAAGGCCACGACGATCCGCGCCAGTGGGAAGCGCCCCAAGATGACGACGGCACGGAAGGCAGCTAAGGGACAGCCTTGCATGGTGCGCCTGCCGGGGTGCGACGGGGGTGGCGAAACGACCGTCCTTGCCCACTACCGGCTGGCCGGAACCTGTGGGACCGGGATCAAGCCGCCTGACGTGCTGGGCGCATGGGCCTGTGCCTCGTGCCATGACCGCATCGATGGTCGCGTGAATTGCGGCATCCCACGCGCAGAGCTTCGGCTTGCGCATGCCGAGGGCGTGATGCGAACCCTGCTGGCGATGGAGGAAGCATGAGCCACGAGTACTTGATAGGCATCGATCCTGGCATCTCTGGCGCCATCGTGATCTTGGGCGCCGGCATGACCCCTATCGAATGGCTGCGGATGCCATCGCTCAAGGTGGGCAAGGCGTCCCGCGTGGACTGCGCTGCACTGGCCCGCTTCCTTCAGGACTATGACAACGGGCTGGCCTACGTCGAGCACGTCGGGTCCATGCCAGGGCAGGGCGTGGCGAGCATGTTCACCTTCGGCCACGCAACGGGCTCGGTGGAAGGCGTACTCGCCGCCATGATGATCCCCGTCACGCTGGTAGCCCCGACGACCTGGAAGCGCCGCGCTGGGCTGATCGGCACGGACAAGGATGCCGCCCGCTCCCGCGCCATCCACCTGTGGCCGCGATGGGATGCGCTGGGGAAGAAAGGCGAGGGCCAGGCGTTCGCGGATGCGGCGCTGATCGCTCGGTTCGGAGCTGCATGACCTACTCCCCGCCCGAGTTGGCCACGGAACGCGAGCAAGCCAAGCGCGTCCGGGCGCTGATCTACCAGGCCGGCGGCTGCGGAGCCTGCAAGAACGCCGTCCACGGCTGGGGCAAGTCCGCCTGCGACACCGTAGGCCGCACCTTCCCGCGCTGCATGAGCACGCCGGGCACCGCATTTGAACTCGACCACGCAAAGCTCAAGGGGGTATCCCAATGCACGTCGGAAAGCTGATGGCGCGACTCAATCCGAAAAACGTCCGCTTCGACGTAGGCGCGGGCGGTATTCCTGAGCTGACTAGCACGGACGTTGCGGCGGCTCTGGCAATGGTGCCCGCTGGGCTTGGCCGGGAGCTGCTGTGCAAGGTTTGGTGGCCTGACGGCGCCGCGCTGAACTCGGCCGAGCTGCGGGGGCTGCTGGACGGACTGCTGTTCGGTGAGTGGCGGGACCGAGCTGACGCAATGGTCACGGCGCAGATCATGGTGGCGACGGCCGGAAACAACACGACCCGCCAGCGCACGGCACGGCATGCCCTGGAATCGGCCAAGGCCAAGATGTGGCCGAGCATCTGTGAGACGTACACGAAGCTGCGGGATGCCGTGGTCGAGGAACTGTGCGACCCGCGCCTGTGCCCGGATTGCGGGGGCAGGGGCCATGTGGCCTCTGGTGATCTGGTGCGAGCCTGCACGCGATGTGAGGGGACGGGGAAAGTGGCTCGCGGACCGAACTGGCGAGCGGACCGTCTAAGCATGGTTCACCAGTCCTACGGCCGATGGGACGAGGTTTACCAGTGGCTGCTGGCGCGATGCACGGACGAGATGCAGGCAGCAGAGCGGGCGATGAATTCGGCAGTTTCCTGACTGCCGATCACCCCTCTACAATGGTTCTGCCGCTTCGAGCGGCTTTGCGAAACCCGCCCATCCCCGGCGGGTTTTTTGTTGCCCTCAGGCAACCCGGCCGGCCGCGTTCCCCCTGACGCGGACCGGTCATTTATTCGATTTGCCGCGATGCCCGTAGGTTCGATGGCCGGGAAGTGCTGAGGCAGGCGTCCGGCGCGGCAAGCCCACAAGGCAGACCATGAGCTATCCCGACGACAACCCGAAAACGGCCGTCGGGGCGACGAAAGTGCCTCTGCACCTCGTTCCGCCCGTGGCATCGCACTACATGGCGCTGGCGTTCAAGGACGGTGCGGTCAAGTACGGCCCATACAACTGGCGCGAGCACATGGTCAGTTCGTCGGTGTACTACGGTGCAGCGCGGCGGCATCTGGACTCATGGTGGGACGGCGAGGACGTGTCGGCGGATGCGCTGGTTCACCATTTGGGCCACGTCATGGCCTGCTGCGCCATTCTGCTGGATGCGCTGACGGTCGGGAAGCTAAACGACGACAGGCCGATCAAGGGCGCGGCGGCGTACCTACAGGCGCAGTACGCGGCCCCGGCCCAGCCTTTGGCTCCAATCCCCGAGCCCGCCGAAGTCCTGCGCGACCGCCTGGAATCGGCTGACGACGATACGGCGGCTGCGTGAAGTGCCCGAAGTGCCCCGGCGAGCGCGCAACTCGCAATGGCTCTGGCCGGTGCCATTGTCCGGACTGTGGCAAGTACAGCACTCTGCCTCCCGCAAGCCTGTCTGACCCGGACAACTTGCCGGCCGGCCTAAAGCTTCGCGGCACGTCCACCTTGACGGACATGCGCACGGGCGAGTCCGTGCTGCAATGGACGAAGACGACTGCGGATGACGCGGCCCGCGAGGCGGGTATGCTCGCCGGCATCCAGGCGATGGGTGAGAAGTTGCCCCGCGAGAAGCCGCGGCCGGCTCCAAAGCGCTGCCGCGTTGACCTGTTGAACCAGTACACGATCACCGATTACCACCTGGGCATGCTGGCCTGGGGCGAGGAAACCGGCGCGGACTGGGATCTGAAGATCGCGGAAGACACGCTGGTCAACTGGTTTGCGGCGGCGATCGAGCAGGCGCCATGCGCTGCGGTCGCGGTGTTCGCCCAGCTAGGAGACTTCCTGCACTGGGATGGACTGGACGCTGTAACCCCGGCGCACAAGAACCTGCTTGACGCCGATACGCGGTTCCAAAAGCTGGTTCGGGTGGCTATCCGGGTGATCCGCCGGGTGATCAACATGCTGCTCGGCAAGCACGAGCGCGTGATCGTCGTGATGGCCGAAGGCAACCATGACCCGGCCAGCTCCATCTGGCTTCGCGAGTGGTTGGCGGCGATCTACGAGGACGAGCCCCGCGTCAGTGTGGATGTGTCTCCGGACCCGTACTACTGCGTAGAGCACGGCCTGACCGCCTTGTTCTACCACCACGGGCATAAGAAGAAGCTCGCCCAGGTCGATACGGTCTTCGCCGCCAAGTTCCGCGAAGTGTTCGGCCGGACCAAGTACGCCTATGCGCACACGGGCCACCTTCATCACGACGAGATCAAGGAAACCAACCTGATGATCGTCGAGCAGCACGAGACGCTGTCGGCGCCGGACGCATTCGCGTCGCGTGGCGGCTGGATGTCCGGTCGCAGCGCCAAGGTCATCACGTATTCCAGCCAGTTCGGCGAAGTGGGCCGGGCGCGCATCTCGCCGCAAATGCTGGAGGCAGCATGAGCCGCGACGCACTGATCCCTGACGGCGCCGCCTATGTTCCTGACGCCGATGCCCTGTGCGAACAATTGGGCGTCGTGAGCCTGAATGTGTACGACGGCCACGTTTACGCGGTGAAGCGCGACGGCAGCGAATCCCTGTTGACTGAGCTGCTGGCAAAGGCCAATCGGCCCGAGGTCGAGACATCCGGCGACGGCAAGGTCGCCCAATTCAAGCCGGCCCCGCGCCGCACTGACTGACGCGAGGAAGGGCATGTTCGATCGAGGTTCCCAAGCTGCCGATTTGGTAGGTGCAGCCGCGCGCATCGTTCCTACTGGAGCGCTTGCCGTCGCAACCGCCGTACGGGCCATTGATCCCCAGTGGGTCATTGCCATCCCGGCCGCGGCGCTTGCGGTCTTGCAGATTGCGCACCTCCTCTGGAAATGGCGCAGGGATTCGCGCAAGCCATGAACAACTTCGATGCCGCTTTCGCCGACCTGATCGGCAACGAGGGCGGCTACAGCAACAATCCCGCCGATCCTGGCGGCGAAACGATGTGGGGCGTCACGGCTCGCGTAGCCCGCGCCCATGGCTATACCGGTTCGATGCGCGACCTGCCGCTGAGCTTCGCTCGCGCTATCGCCAAGGCCGAATACTGGGATTCCTACCATTGCGACGACATGCCGGCGCAGGTGGCGTTCCAAGTGCTGGACGCTGCCTACAACGGCGGTCATCCAGCCCAATGGCTACAGCGCGCGGTAGGCGTGGCAGAGGACGGGGTGATCGGCCCTGCGACCCTTGCCGCGGTGAAGGCCGCCGACCCGGACGACGTGTGCCTGCGGTTCGACGCCTACCGCCTGCAATACCTGACTGAACTGAAGACCTGGCCCGACTTCGGTCGAGGCTGGGCGCGCCGCATTGCGGCAAACATGCTGAGGGCTTCCCAATGAACGTACGCGCCAAGTTCCGCTGCACTTCGGTCACTTCCTACGAGGGCGGATCGAGCCATCGCCGGTACACCTTCTGCGCCGTTGGCGCCGACCATGTGCCTGAGAACCAGCGGTTCCACAAGGCAACGCCGTCCGGAACGCTGGAAATCTACGTGGACAATCCGGCAGTCAGCTTCGAGCCGGGCAAGTCGTACTACCTCGACTTCTCCCCCGCGGACTGACGGCAATGAGCCTTACCGGACTGGGCGAAGTCGCCGACCTCGCCGGCACCATCGTCAACAAGATTTGGCCGGATGCCTCGCAGGCACAGAAGGACGCGCTCGCGTTCCAGTTGGCCCAGATGCAGGCCCAGACCGACACCAACAAGGCCGAGGCGGGCAATGCGTCCGTGTTCGTCGCCGGCTGGCGCCCCTTCATCGGCTGGGTATGCGGCTCGGCGTTCGCCTGGACGTTCGTCATCGGCCCGATGGTGAGCTACGCGGCCAAGCTCGCCGGCATCACCGTGCAGCTTCCCGTGCTTGATCTGTCTGAGCTGACCCCGGTGCTGCTTGGCATGCTGGGCCTGGGCGCCATGCGGACGGTCGAGAAGGTCAACGGCATCAAGGCGGGACACTGACATGCGCGATGTGACGAGCTTCATCCGCTCCACCACCGACTGCATCGAGCAGACGGGCCGAGTCATCGACCGGGACGGTATCTGATGGACGCACTCCAATTCGCTTATTGGCTGCAAGGCTTCGCCGAGCTGCACGGCCAGCCGCCGACCAAGGCGCAGTGGAAGGTCATCAACGACCATCTGCAACTGGTGTTCCAGAAGGTCACGCCGGTCCGTTTTACGACGCTCGGACCTGATCTGACCAAGGGCGCGACCGCAATAGCTGACGTCGCGCGTGCTTTTCCGCTCGGAGCCGTCAAGTGCTGATCGGTTCTGACACCAAGGGCGGCTGACGTGCTGCTCGCTGCGGTCGTCTATGCGGCTGGCTTCGGCTTCACCGCCGGGGCAACCAACAAGCTTGGCGAGCGCAATCCCGGTACCAAGGGCGACAGCTTCACAGGAAGCTCCGCCCTGGACATGTGGGTATGCACCCTCTGGCCGGTGACTTGGGTGATCTGGCTGCCGTACCAACTGGGCAAGAGGCTATTCCGATGAACGCCGAACGCATCCTCCTGTTCTTCGGCGGCCTGTGCTGGGTCGGCCTCGTCCTTCTGCTGATCCTGTGGGACGGCAAGCCGCGGAAGGAGCCGGTTGAGCCGACCGTTCCTGCTAACCGTGTAGTGACGCATGACTGACCAAGCCAAGCTCCGCGCCGACCTGACAGCGGACAGGGCCGCACAGATGCCGGTTAGTACCTCGCCGAGGCTCGGGCAGTACGAGCGCAAGGCGTAAGCGTTAGCGGCGTCCGGGTGACGCCCCAAATTTTGGAGGGGCGGCCAGGTGCCGGCCTAGACACTATGGCCCTGACACCGAAACAGGAGCGGTTTTGCCAGGTCTATATCCAGACTAGTAACGCCAGCGAGGCTTACCGGTCGGCCTACAACGCCGGAGGCATGAAGCCCGCCACGATCACCAAGCGAGCCAGTGAGCTACTTGGGAACGGGGATGTAGCGGGGAGGCTGGCGGAACTTCGCGGGGCGGTAGCCACCACGCATGGCGTGACCGTTGCGAGCCTGATTGCAGAGCTTGAGGAAGCTCGAATGATCGGCAAAGAGCGCGGTCAGGCATCCGCGATGGCTGCGGCCACGATGGGCAAGGCCAAGCTAGCAGGCCTGGACAAAGACGCGGGCGATCCCGACGAAGGCGAGCCCAAGCCCGTCAAGGTGGTGGTCGAGGTTCGCGACGCCCGCAAGCCCGATGCCGACGCTTAACGTACCGCAGGCGCGCTTTCTAGCGATGCCTCACAAGTTCCGTGCTTACGTAGCCGGGTTCGGATCGGGCAAGACCTGGGCTATCTCGGCGGGGGCCTGCAAGCACTACTGGGAACATCCCAAGGTCAACCGCGGCTACTTCGCGCCGACCTACCCGCAGATCCGGGACATCTACTACCCGACGATCGAGGAAGTGGCCCACGACTGGGGGCTCAAGGTCAAGATCGCCGAGGTCAACAAGGAGATCCACTTCTACTCCGGGCGCGTGTACCGCGGGACAACCATCTGCCGCTCGATGGAGAAGCCGGAGTCCATCGTCGGCTTCAAGATCGCCAGGGCCGACATCGACGAGCTGGACACGCTGCAGGTACGCAAGGCGGAGCAGGCGTTCCGCAAGATCATCGCCCGCCTGCGCCTCAACTTCGACGGCCTGAACGGCGTGGATGTGGCGACGACGCCCGAGGGCTTCCGGTTCACTCATGCGCAATGGGTCAAGGCCGTCCGCGAGAAGCCGGCGCTGGGCGACATGTACGGGATGGTGCAGGCCAGCACCTACGACAACGAAACGAACCTGCCGGCGGACTACATCCCGAGCCTGCTGGCGAGCTACCCGCCGCAACTGATCGAGGCGTACCTCAACGGCCAGTTCGTCAACCTGCTGAGCGGGACGGTCTACCACCAGTTCAGCCGCACCTTGAACGCCTGCACCGATGTCCTGGCCGAGGGCGAGGCAGCGCATGTGGGCATGGACTTCAACGTCGGCAAGATGTCCGCAATCACCCATGTGATCCGCGACGGCCTGCCGCGGGCGGTGGACGAGATCACCAAGGGCTACGACACGCCGGACATGATCCGCCAGATCAAGGAACGGTACTGGCTGCACGACGGCAACGCCTACCGCAAGTCGCGGGAAATCACGGTCTACCCGGACGCTTCGGGCAGCTCGCGCAAGTCGGTCAACGCTTCGGAGACGGACATCAAGCTACTGCGCGATGCCGGCTTCCGGGTTTCGGCTCCGGACGCCAATCCGCCCGTGAAGGACCGCATCAATTCGATGAACGCGATGTTCTGCAACGCCACCGGGCTTCGCCGCTACAAGGTCAACGTCCAGCGCTGCCCGACCTATGCCGACCACCTGGAGCAACAGGTGTGGGCGGATAACGGCGAGCCGGACAAAACCGCCGGCAACGACCACACGAACGACGCAGGCGGCTACTTCATCCACCGCATGTTCCCGCTCATCAAGCCGACCGTCTCCCGAACGGTTTCGCTCCAACACATGGCCCGCTGATGCTCTCGACGCTGACACGACTGATCGCGCAGGACAAAGACCTGCCGCAGCGCGCGTGGACCATCGACGTGCTGTCGCGCGTGCTTGATGGCACGATCTATGACGTGCTGGCGCATGAGTTCCACGAGGAACAGAACGAGGCGGGCGAGTACGTCAAGCAGCGCGATCGCCGCCCGAGTGTGCGCACCGGCCTGATCCGAACGGTGGTCGATGACAGCGTCAGCCTGCTGTTCAGTGAGGGTCACTTCCCGTCGATCCAGTGCGATGACGAGAAGGTCAAGGAGGCGCTTGGCGCGGTCGAGAAGGACGCCAAGCTCAACCAGGTGCTGATCGACGCCGCGACCCGTGGATCGGTGGGCAGCGTTGCAGTGCTGGTGCGCTTTCTGTCCAAGCGGGTGTTCTGCAGCGTGATGGACACGCGCTATCTCACCCCGATGTGGAACCCGGACGAGCCCGACAAGTTGCTGAAGGTGACGGAGCTGCGCAAGGTCACCGGTCAGCAGCTGGCCGATGCGGGTTACACGGTCAAGAAAGACGACTTGAGCATCGTGTTCTGGTTCAAGCGCGAATGGAACGTGACCCGCGAGGTTTGGTTCCTGCCGTGGAAGGTGGCCGACGAGCGCCCGACGATTGCTGAGGACACCCGGCGCACCACCACGCACAGCCTTGGCTTCGTGCCGATGGTGTGGGTCAAGAACTTGCCCGGTGGCGATGAGGTCGACGGTGCGCCGACATTCGGCGTCGAAGCGATCAACACGGTGATCGAGGCCGATTACCAGCTCTCGCAGGCTGGCCGCGGGCTGACCTACAGCTCCGATCCCACGCTGCTGATCAAGGAGCCGGCGGGCGTCGACGAGGGCGCCCCGATGGTGCGCAGCGCAAGTAACGCTATCGTGGTGGACAAGGAAGGGGATGCCAAGCTGCTGGAAATCAACGGCAGCGCGTCCGAAGCCGTCATCAAGTATGTGGAAAAGCTTCGCGAGTTCGCCTTGGAGCGCCTGCACGGCAACCGCAGCAGCGCGGACAAGCTGAGCGCGGCGCAGTCGGGCCGGGCGCTGGAGCTGATGCATCAGGCGCTGATCTGGCTGGCCGACAAGCTGAGGTCGAGCTATGGCGAGGGCGCCTTGCTGGACATCTACCGTATGGTGATTGCCGGCAGCCAGAAGTACCCGCTGACCATTCGTGGCGTCACCTACGGGCAGCTGACGCCCAACGCCGACATTTCCCTCAACTGGCCGGCCTGGTTCCCGCCGACCGCCGATGACCGCAGCACGATTGCCACGGCTATCAAGACCCACATCGACAGCGGCACGATGAGCACGGAAACGGCCGTGCAGGCCATCGCCGACGACTACGACATTGAAGATGTCACCGCCGAAATCGCCCGGATCGACGCCGAACGTCAGAAGAAGCTGGCCGAGCTGACCGCGGCGAAAGGCAAGGCATCCGAAACGATCTAACCCACCGCTGATGCGGTGATTCCCTAGGCCCGCTCGATGCGGGCCTTTTGCATTGGAGAAGCCTCGATGGCCGATCAAGACCCCACCCCCGCACCCGCTCCGGCTCCCGCACCGCAACCGGAAGTGTTCAGCAAGGAATACGTGAAGGAGCTGCGCGCCGAAAACAGCGGCTGGCGGCTCAAGCACAAGGAAGCGTCCGACGCGAAGGAGGCGGCAGAGGCCGCCGCCAAGGCCGCCG